ATTATTATTTAACGCTAAATCAGATAGCATACTATTATATTCAAATAAAGCTATAGGGTTTAGTACTAATGGTAGTTTTCATTTTGATACAAGTTCAAATAAAGAAGAAAGTAAATTTATTGTAAATTCCCCTAACATATATTTAGGGCTAGACTACGATAATACTTTACCTAAACAACCAGCAGTGCTAGGTGATGATTTAATAACAACTTTAAAAGATATATTATATTCTATTGAAACAGTTTATGCTGACATTATATTTCAAATATCATATATTACAACTAAAGGAGGAACACCTACAGGAATGAATCCAAAAAATATAAATTTATTTAAAAAAAGACAACGATCCCTAAATAAAATAATAGATAGTTTAGAAGATATCAAAAGTAAAAATACAAAATTAGTGTAAAATGGCATCACAGCAAGTAAGAAATATGATAAACAGCCAAATAGATTCTCTATTAATTAGAGCTGAAGCTGAACTAAAAAATGAGGGTAAAAAAAAGTTAAATGAACTTCAAAATGAGCTACTAACTCCCGATACTATACTAAAAGTATTAAAAATCAAAACTGATGATGTTTCTTGCAGCAGTTCTGGAATAGAAAAATATGAAAAAATAAGAAAAAAATTATTAGATAAATTAGATAAAATAAAAACACCTTTAAATAATGCTATAGAAAAATTAGAAGGAATAGACTCTAAAATTAGACCCCTTATTCGGGGAGAGGGAGCTATAGGACAAATAAAAAAACTTAAAGATGATATAATAAATCCTATAATACTTCCTATACTAACAGCTCTTAGCTATGCAATTCCTCCAGCTTTATTTGCAATACCTACTCCCCCACCAGGAGTTCCAGGTTTGGGGGGAGTAATTCCAAAATTATCTACTACTTTAGAAGATGCAGTAGTTGAAATTAAAAAATTACAAGCATTAATGATGATGATTAGTTTTATGTTAGAATATTATATAAAAAAAGCTGAAAGAGTAATGCTTCCTTTTGATATATTAATGCCTAAATTAAAATTTTTACAATCAGAAATAGGAAAACTAGAAGCTTTTATACATAGTTTATATTTAAATCAAATAGAAGGATGTAATGAATTAACAAACGCCGCTAATATATCAGTAAATTCAGATACAATGACGGGTAATGAAGGAAGTAATGTATTACCTGACCCAACAGGTCCTACTCCTTTAGATCAATATTTAAGTTTATTACAAAACCAATATGAAGATGTGTATCAAAAAGTATTAAATTCAACAAATAAAAAATATGTAGAAAGAGTATTTGCACTTAAAGAAACCTTAGAAGAAGATTACAATATTAGTTTTAAAACTATTAAAAACTAAACTTAATTTATATTTATAATAAACGACATAAAACATGAAAGCAAAAACATTTGAAAATTTAATTAGAAAGGTAGTTCGTGAAGAAATTGATTACGCATTACGTAGAGAAATTAAAACATTAAAAGAAGATTTACGTGAGGAAAATAATCATGTAATAAAAGAACAATTACATTCTAATGAAATACAACAAAATTCATTAAAAGACACAATTATGGGTAATAAAGCTTTACCTAAAAAACAACATAAAAAGATAAATTTTGGAGTAAATTCTACTCTAAATGACTTATTAAATGAAACAGCTCAAGGGGATACAAATTTAAATAGAGGAACATCTCCAGTTTCTATGGAAGGAGACTTTTCTACTGTAGGAGGAGTACCTGTAGAAGCAGCCCCTAAAGCAGTAGTAGAAGCTGTAAATAGAGACTACAGTAGTTTAATGAAAGCAATTGATAAAAAAAGAAATAAGTAATAAATGCCTATAGTACAAGGAACTAAAAGAATAAACCCCTTAGATCTTAATAAAAATGTTAAGATAGGGGTAGCGTTTCCCTTAGACGAAAAAAATATGTTTAACGGAACTGAAACTATAGAAGAACAAACAAAGGCTAATCTTATAAATTTACTCCTAACAGAACCAGGAGAACGAGTAAATTTACCTAGATATGGTGTTGGATTAAAAAAATTATTATTTGAACAAAACATAGACTTAGAACTTTTAAGAGAACAAATTATACGTACAGCAGCGATATATATACCAAACATTAAAATATTAGGTGTTCAAACAGGAATAGCATCTAAAGATAGACACACAATAATTGTAGCTATATCTTATAAGTCTTTATTAAACGGAAACCAAGACAGTATACAATTAAATTTTAGTTAAAATGGCTTATAACAAAATATCAAATAAATTTAAAAATAAAGATGTAAAATATATAAGTAAAGATTATAATTCTTTTAAAGCACAACTTATAGAATTTGCAAAAACATATTTTCCCGAAAATTTTAATGATTTTAGTGAGGGAAACCCAGGAATGATGTTTTTAGAAATGGCTGCTTATGTAGGAGATGTACTATCTTTTTACACAGATACTCAAGTACAAGAAACTTTTTTAACATTAGCTCAAGATAGAGAAAATTTATATAATATGGCTTATGCCTTAGGGTATAAACCAAAAACAACCTCAGCAGCTAATGTTACGTTAGAAATATCTCAATTAGTTCCCTCAAAAACCACAACGGATGCTTCAGGAAATACTATTTATGTAGAAGACTATGATTATGGGCTTAAAATAAATAGAAATTCAACTTTTATATCAAGTGAAGGACCTACTTTTTATTTAACTGAAGATTGTGATTTTACTTATTCTTCCTCTTTTAGTTCTACTACTTCTAGTATGCATCAATTTGATTCTTCAGGAAATCCTGAATATTTTTTATTAAAAAAGAAAGCAAGAGCGCTATCAGGGACTACTAAAACACAAACTTTTAGTATAGGAGCTCCTGAAAGATTTAAAACAATAACTTTATTTGATACAAACATAATGTCAATAACATCTATATTTGATACAGATGGTAATGAATATGAAGAAGTAGATTATTTAGCACAAGATACAAAATTTGAAGAAGTATCAAATACAACCGCTAATGATCCCTTATTAAATCAATTTAGTAATGATACTCCTTATTTATTAAAACTAAAACAAGTCCCTAGAAGATTTATAAGTAGAGTTAAACCAAATAACCAAATGGAAATACAATTTGGGGCGGGAGTTAGTAATAAATCGGATGAGCAAGTAATACCTAATCCCGATAATATAGGTTTAGGTATTAAAGATGGGAGAAATAACTTAGATAAAGCATATGATCCTACAAATTTTTTATATACAAAATCTTATGGTCAAGCTCCATCAAATACAACATTAACAGTAACATATATCGTAGGGGGAGGGTTAGAATCTAATGTAAGTTCAAATACAATCACAGAAATAGGTAGTTTATTACAAACTTTTAAACCTAATATTAATGCGGGAATGAGGAATTTTGTAACATCTACTGTATCATCTGATAACCCAGAACCTGCTAGAGGGGGAGGTAGTGGTGATAGTATAGAAGATATTAGATTAAATACTATAGCTAATTTTTCAACCCAAAAAAGGACAGTTACTAGAGAAGATTATATAATAAGAGCTTTATCTTTACCTCCTCAATTTGGAGGAATAGCCAAAGCATTTATAGTTCAAGATGACCAAACCTCTCCCTTATCAACAGAACCTAATAGAATACCTAACCCATTAGCTTTAAATTTATATACATTGGGTTATGATAGTGGTAAAAAACTCTCAACACTAAACACAGCAACAAAAACAAACTTATCAACCTATTTAGAACAATACAGAATGTTAACTGATGCTATTAATATTAAAGATGCTTTTGTAGTTAATTTTAGTATAGAATTCGAAATAACAGCTTTTAAAAATTATAATAATGAAGATGTTTTACTACAAGCTATATCAGAAGTAAAAAATTATTTTAGTATAGATAGGTGGCAAATAAATCAACCTATTATAGTTTCGGATGTTAAAAATTTAATAGGAGCAGTAAAAGGAGTCCAAACTGTAGAAGATGTAAGATTTAAAAATGAATTTGGTATTAATTCAAATTATTCTTCTTATAAATAT